CAACCGCGTCGCCTAATGATGGATCGAACATTTTGCTCCCTTATCGGTTTGTCGGCCCGATAAAGAAAGAATGCCAGATTGCTAGGCTAGGTCAATCATATTTTGATAACGAAACGGTAACGATTCTGCATCATCGATATGGTCGTCGATGTCTCTGTCTAACTCGTTATCTAGGTCGTCCATAGCGCTTGCCTGCCACGACGAATGTGCCGTCCTTCTCGATATAGATTAAATCGACCTGCACGTTCTTACCCTCTACGTACATAATGGCGAACGCTTGTTGCCAGTTAGCCGACCCCTTTGTGTATGAGGCTTTAGAAAAGTCCATAAGGTTACCTACCTCTACCCCATGCAGAACACGCCCTATACGGCCCCCAGAGGCCTCTGAGAAGGACGAACGCCCTGCTCTGTGGGTATGTCCTGAGATAACGCTCTTGCCGTGCCTACGGGCGGCTTCTAGGGCTGATAAGCCCCCTTGTGATTTGATAGGCGTATGGTCGCCATGAACTGCAATCCAGCCGGGGGCGATGTTGTACGGCTTACGATGGAATGTAATTCCAAGTTCATCCAGGCGCATAAACTTCTCGAACCGCAGCTCTGGTAATGACAGGAATGAAGGAATCTTGCGCATGATCTGCGTGTAAAGGCGATCCGTGTGATTGCTACGGATCATCTGTGTTACCTGGAGATCATAAAGTACCTGAATAGCCTCGTCGCGATCATCTCCAAGAGTCTGTTCGTATGCTTCTGGCGTTCCTTCTGACCATTTACTGATTGTGTTGAAATCAATTTCGTCACCTATTGTCACTACTTCGTGCGGCTTAAACTTACTGATAAAACTGGCTAGATTCTTGACTGCGTGTCTATCGTGGAACGGAACCTGTAGGTCGCTCACTATGACTATTCGCTTCATTTAATCCTCGTCGTCATCATCCTCGTAGGGTATGCGATCCACTCGGTCGGGGATCGATGGCAGAATCCAGTCAGGGTAAGCGTCTCGATCAGCAATAATTGCTAGGCATAGATCAACTGCAAAACCTGCTCGCCTAAGTGCGCGATACATCTCATGCAGGCTAATAGCCCATGCGTCTAGTGCATTGTAAGTATCGAGATCGATTACTTTCTTCTTTGCCATGAACTTAGTGTGACTTACCCAATAATTCGATAATGGTATCGACACGCGCTTCTAGTCGATTTACTTGGTCCTTGATTGATGAACCGCCGTTAGGCTTGAGTTCGTTCAGGTAATGCTTTACCAAGAATTGTAGATAACCAGCGACTCCGCCAAGGACTGTAACTATTCCTACGGCGATTGCCGCAATATCTACCGCGTCCATTACTTTTTCTTCTCGACCGTATCGACCGCAGCTTCTAAGGCATCGGCGACGATATCGCCTACGGCCTTCTTTGCTCGGTAAGACTTAATCGCTGCGCGGATTACTGGAATTGCAATAAGTCCCAAAGTTGCGTAGATGATTGCTTCCATTATTTGCCTCCTAGTAGCGGTATATTAAAGAACGAACTGTCTGTATCGCCTTGCTTAGTGAAAGAGACATGGCAATGATGATTATGCGGATTGCTTCCAGAATACTTGCGCCAGCGCCAGCCCATGCGAGCCGATGCAATTCGTCCTTCGAAGATAACGTAGGCAATACGCTTCTCTCCTGCCTTAGCTGCGAGTCGAATCTGATCTGCAATATCGGGCATGAGGTCTGGCTTGCCGGACTTATGTACATCTCTATCAACATCGATCGCTCTAACCAACCCAGACGTTGGATCAGGGTTATGGTCACTAGGACGCGTTGAATGACGGAGATCACCGATCCAACCATCGGAACGCCGATCACGATCTGGGAACGTGTCATCGAACTGTTCTCGAAGTTGTTGCCCAGCCTTGCATAAGACTGGTTTCATCCGAGTAATAATGCTGCTTCGTCGGCGGTGATGCCTAGGCGCTCAAGTAGTGCCTCGCGTGTTGCAATCGTTTCAGCCTTTTTTTGTTCAACTGCCTGAATTGTTGCATCCCATAAATCGTCTAGTTGTTTTTTAGTTGGCTTTGGCATATCGCTTAACCAAGTCAACCCATTGTAATCGTTGCCATTGAGAGTCCATTGAGCACCTTGAAAATGAGTATTAAGTATGAGTGTGTAATCTATAATCATGCTGCTATCTCCATTAAAGTAATTGACGAAACACTACCGGCAGTATTGTCGCCATCTCTATTAATATACAAAGTCGCTAATGTTGAGGCTTGTATTTTGTATGTTGTGGCGCTAGTTGTTGCAGGACTATCAAGAAAATTAGTTGCGTGGTTTAGTGTAACTGCGGTACTAGGCCCTAGGCTTCTAATAGATAATTGACCCGTATAATCGTAGGACAATCCCGTATTTACCGCTATTTGTGTGGAGCCTCTTACTATTACATAGCCCGTAACTCCCGCGTTGGCGACATCTGTTGAAGCGCCGCTTACTGTTGCCATTACCAAAATTTTGCTAGTTGCACTTGTTGGCGTAATTGTCGCACTTAGACCAGTTACATCGACCAAAGAATTACTTGTCGTTGTAAATGTGTCATCTTTTAATGTATTAACAACTTGCAACACTTTACCGCTTGTAGGCGTAGCCCATTTTAGGCCAGTACCTTGTGCTGAATCAGCCGTAAGAACTGTGCCGTTAGCGCCTACTGGTAGACGTGCCGGGGTATCGGCCGCGGTCGCAGTAATAAGATCGCCCTTGGCGTCGAGTATAAGTAGCGGATCGACTGCCACCCATGAATAATCTAGATCGGTATTAGAGGCCTTTGATAGGACTTGACCAGTTGTGCCGCCTTTAAGATCGACGAGAGCTGTGTCTATATCTTGACCAAGTGCGGCAATAGCGGTAGCGCCATCCTTTACTAGGTCTGTGGACTGGGGAATATCCCATCCAAAGTTGGTCGTTGTTGTTGCCATTACGCTACTGCTCCAATCGCATTAAGCCAGGTTAGGCTTGTGTTAAGGGTATTCCATGTTTCTGCCGCGCTTACCTGTTCCCATTTTACCGCAACTTGGGAGAAGTTCACAGGAGAAGCGTTAAATGTTACCGTGAGATTATTTAGGCTTGCCCTAAATGTCCATCCCTCGATATAACCCTGAAATTCCCCATTTGTGATGTTAGGGGGTAGATTCTGAATCCAGACTGGCTGGCCTAGAAAGATGTTGATAAGAGCGTCACGATCAGCGTCATCGATCTCTGGATTACCAAGGACGAAGGTAATGTTCTGGAATTTAGCATAAGGAAAGGCTCGAAGTGCAATATAACGATCCGCAAGGTCTACTGCGTCACTATTGTTCTTAATTCTAGAGGTATAAGACTCAGCGTAAACTCCGTAAAGTCCTTGGCTCTCCAAGTCTGTAGCCGTGTAAACATGGCTCCCAGTATTGCCAGATGTGATGGTGAATGAGTTGCGAAGATCGCCAGCCCGAGTCGTAGCTGATAAACCTAAGCCATTGGCATGGTTAGCGTCTAAGGTCGTGTATCCATTATTGGCTAGGTAATCTTGTCGATGAGTCGAATCCGCATAACCGATACGACCTTGTGCGTCCTCGTAAAGAACTCCAAAGGCTGAGTTTGCTATAGCGGTGCAAAGAGAGTAAAGGTCTGTGTTGCTAGATGATCGAGCGATAAGTTCATAATCACCCGGCTGATCTATCTCACCTAATCCTACGTTTACGGCATTAGCCCACGTCTCTGTAGGGTTGTAGGCTGCCCATGTTTCCGCAGGGGGGACGTCATTCCATGATCCTAATAGATAACCATTGAGAAGAGTGTAAATCTGATCGCCGTCAAAGTCGGCACTTAATACGCCAGCATCAATAATTTTAGGGAGTTTAGATAAGGCTCCAAGTGCAGTAATGCTGGCCACAGTTGTATAACCTAGATCGCCAGCACGATTAACCGTTACCGTAAAATCGGATATAAGGCCGCCGAAGATTGGGATGTAAGTTCCTACTGAGTTTGTAACCTCTACCGTAAGGCCTGTACCTATCGTAAAATCGTAACTCGCGTTATTGAGATTTAGTAACTGTAATTGGCAATACCCGGCAACGGGTTGCTGGTAGATGTCTGTACGGCCTGAGGTGATAGTGAGATCGGCTATCGTGATGTTAGATAACTCGACCCCATTAATAAGAACCTTGTAATCAGGGGTATAGGCGGTCATGGAGTAGAGAATCCTGCTGCGCCAAGTGTGCCTCGAGCGGCTGAGTTATTGAGGATGCCTACGATTGTTCGCGCAGTACCCTCTGGATCGATTGCTCCATTTACCGTAATGTTAGTTTGGCTAGAAGGAACTGTAACCCTAGGTAATGTTGGAGTTCTGGTTACGCTTGGAGTTGCTGAACTTGGATTGTCATTTCCGCCAAAGAACCCAGCAACGGCTGAAGCCGCGCTCTTGATAGCGTTAATAATGCCCATGATGCGGTTATAGATATTGCTCAAAGTCTGTACGAAATCAGCAAAGGTATCTATCGCAAGGGAGATAAAGGTACCGAGTGACTTAAAAGCTAGTCCTAATGTTTTACCGATGACTGGAGCAAGGAAGTCTTTAGCAAAGTTATAGATGCCTACCATGAAATCGTAAAACGGCTGAAGTTTGTCATTATTTTCTGCTAGTGAATCGCGCACCTTATTAAACGCAAATGTAACTCCGTCAATGATTGGTTGGATGATCTTCATGACTGGCGCTAACTTCTCGCCTAGATTACTTGTAAAGTTTGAGATTGCCGGTATCACCTTGTTTACGATGGTTTCAACCATAGGGGTAATAGCCGTGAGGATATAGGCGCCTACTGTTTCCTTGCCTTCATCGAAAGCGATCTTGAGGCGATCCATCTTGCCTTGGAATGTATCGGCTTTAGCTGAGGCTTGACCTTCAAAGGTACTAGCGAGTTTGGCAGTAATCTGCTCCATGCTCATGGTTGCTAGTTCAGTCTTTGATAGACCAATACCTAAACGGCCAAGCGATGCAGTATTACCTTCGGCTGCGCGAGCCATCGCATTTGTTACGGCCTCGAGTGACTTGCCACTACCTGCGGCGACATCGATGGCGATAGTTTGTAATTCTTGTGCCTTCTGTACATCACCTGTCGCTCTGGCTAAACGCTCCAAGGATGGACGAAGTTCATCGTCTGTAACGCCGAAGGCTAGGGATGTCTTGGTTATGTAATCTTCTGTGGCATTTATTTGTGCTTCTGTTGCCCCTGTAACGTTCTTAAGCGTTAAGGCCAACTTTTCTTGAGCTGCTGCATCTGCAATTGCTGACTGCACTCCATCGATGGCTAACTTGCCAGCGTATGCAACGGCTGCGGCTCCTGCGGCTGCAAAGGCTAGACCAGCCTTTTTACCGAACTCGGATACTTTGCCACCGAAAGTCTGAACTTCTCCATCGGCCTTATTAAGATTCTTAGTAAAGTTATCAACGTCTGCAAGGAGTTTAAGGGTTAAGGCTCTGGATGTTGAGGCCATTATGTCCACTCCTTCAAAATCTTATCGAATGAGGCAGTCCATTTAGCGACTATCTCAGGTTGAATCCTGCGTAACGTTGGATAGATAAACCAGCCCTTCGATCCTCGACCTTCACGGCCTGACCAGACTGGGAACTGCTTAAACTTGTTAGAACCGAACTCAGAACCGCCCCAGATATCCTTGGTAGTTGCTCCACCTGAGAACTTCTGAGAGGCGAACCCATAAGTAATCTCACCGATACGGCTTGACTTCTTAACACGGGCTCCACTTGCGATGCGCCCAGCTACTGCTCGACTTGGCCTTGAGTTAGCCGTTTGGATAATCTCTGATCGAGCGAAGTCCGCCAGCGCTCCCGACTGGCGTTTCGCTTCATCGACTGCTTCATCCGACATACCCTTGAGCGCCTTGAAGACTTGACGAAGTTCAGTCTGGTCTAGTGCTACTTGCTCACTTGCCACGATTGCGCTCCTCCAATACTTCTATAGCGGTCAAGATATCCTCACCTGTTCGCCAATGATCCATAGGGATCTGAGTGGCTATTGCCAGTTCTACTAAGAGTCGGCTTACGCTTCCTCTTGGATGACTTTTGGGCTCTCATCACCGACTTCGACATCGGTAACGGATTCCATCCAGACATCAAGCGGCTTAACTGGCTTGCCCCCGGCATCTCTTTTCATAGCGCTATGCGCTACATAAAGGATGTCCCACATTCCGCCGAACTGAGCAATAACCTTTTTAGTGGTTAGTTCCCATTTGGCGTAATCTGGCGGACGCACCTGGTAAGTGGTTTCTGATCCGTCAATATATTTAATTGTTATGTTCTGTTGCATTATTTGCTCCCGTTTCTAGTTTTTAGCTGAAGGTTTCTGTTACTGCGCCCTTTGATACCTTGAATGTAAAGTCTACAGTCTGAGCATCTGTTCCAGCGCCTCCTGCGGTAGGAAATTCTGGCATGATTGGAAATACGAATTGAGCGCCTGTAGCGGCAGTCAAAGTAACGCTGATGTCTGTATCTGGTGCTGATTCAGCCGCAGTCCAAAGTGCCTCACATACTGAGTTAGCCTTACCCCAGTCAGCGAGCATTGAAAGTGCAAATGTGCCTTCGATGTTTGTGGTCTTGTAAGCCTCACCATCGAGTGTCTGATAAGTCTCACGAAGGTTTGTCTTTGTGAGAACTGCTGAAGTTGCCTGTGCCTCGATATCTGTTCCACCTGTGAAAGATAGAGAAATATCGCGCCCTGTGATTACTACGGTTGCCATATTATTTTCCTTTAGTTTGTTTGTGTATAGTAGGTAGAAACTCGGATATCAGAAACCAGCACGTTGGAAGGCCCGACTTGAGTTACTGTTGGTTTTTCAACCGCTCCGACTGTGTACCCTGCTGGGATCACCTTCAGAACACTGATTACTAGCTGCTCGAGATTGTCGAGCGATGCAGGGTTACTGTTATATGCAACCGCTACTGAAATGACAAGATTGATCTTAATGTGCAGTGTTGATTTGTTGATGGTTTCTAATTCGAGATACGGTGAATCTGGGACTGTCACGACAAAAGGAACCATGGGTGCCTCTGGCACATATGCGTAGACGTTGCCTGCAACGCTGGCAAAAGCCGTAGCTAGTGGCTGGCGAACTGTGTCTAGGATGGTCGATGCTGGCATTATTGCACCATTGAATCGGTATCGATGTACGGCCCTAGGAGTCCTGATACACG